AATCCCCCCCGCACATATTTGAATGGCTGGAGCGTACATGAAGTTTGCATGCGCACGACATTGCATAACCAAGGCGCATAAAACTGCATAGACGAATCCGGCCGCCGGCCTCCACGCGGCCAGCACCCGGCGGCCCCGAGCGCCGGATGCATGCGTGCATAAAAACCGTTCATTTTTGCGGGCAGGTGGGGCGGGGTCACAACTGCGCGCGCCGGGTCTGAATCGTCATCCCAAGAGCAGGGTGGGGCCCTTGAGGTAGCGCCTCCTGCGCGTCAGGCAGCCCGCCACGGCCCTGCGGCGGACTGGTCCGACCCTTGGGGTGCATCCAGGCGGCGGCCGCCCTGAGGCGCTCTAATCCGCCGACGTCGCGCACGGGCGACGGACGCAAAAAAGCCGCCGGCACCGAAGTGCCCGGCGGCTTTTTTGCCAGGTGCGCGGGCGGGAGTCAGCCCTGCGGCATCTCGAAGTCCCTGAACCGCACGACCTCGATACCGATCCAGTCATTCAGCTCCCGGAGCCGCGCCTTCAGCGGCTCGATCTCGAGGCCATTGAATACCCCGGCCGCCTTCTCCACGTCACCGAACCCGCCCGCGTTCGACGGGATAATCCCCATGAGCTGCGGCGGCACGCGGTGCGCCGCAAGCTGATCTTCGACCGTCACCTTCTTGATGTTCCAGAACTCGTCCTTCGCCGCGACCTCGCCGATCGGCAGGAGCTGGATGCCGTCCTTCTTCCCCTTCGGCGCGTACATGAACAGGTTCCGGAAATTGCCCGGCCCCTTCGCGTTCTTCAGCGCCGAGCGAAGGTTATCGACATCCTCCTGCTTCTCGGCCGCGTCGGTCATGTACAGGATGAACCCGGCGTGGCTCCCGTTCTTGTAGTAGCGCCGGCGAAACAGCGTCGCGCTTTCGTTCAGCCAGGTCGAGTTCAGCGCCGACAGGTATTCGGGTAGCCCGTAAATCTCCTGGTTCAGGTCCGGCTCGTACAGGTGATAGACCGAGCCCTTCGGGAACTCGTACGGCTCCCGCACGTTCGTGACGAACCAGTATTGACCCGGCTCGACGCCGACCCGCGTGTACTTCGCGAGCGACGACTTCAACGCCATCGGCGCGCCGAGCTGGTTCGTGCGCAGCTCGAGGTAGCTGTTCGCGAAGACCAGGTACTCGAGCACGAATCGGCTGAAGTCCGCGCGCGACAGCAGCGGATGCTCGATGTACGACTGCATGAGGATGTTGCGCTTTACGTAGATGGCCGAGCTGTGGTGTGGCGCGGCTCGAAACGAGCGCGCGAGGCCGTCCAGGGGCAACGGCGGCTCGTACCAGTTCCCCATCCGCATGCATTCAACATACTCGAGCAGTTCGCGCCGATCCATTACCTCGATCGGATCGCCAAACGAGAACACCTCCGTGCGCGGCGTCGGCGCCGGCGTGGATTCGGCGGCCTGCTCGGCACGGCCATGCGTACGGCGCCCGGCGCCGCGTCGAATCTTGCGTGACATCAGAAAAGCTCCATAAATCCGGTATTGGTGCTCGTCGCGCCCTCGAGCGGCTCGTTCGCGAGCGCGTGCATGCACGCCCAAGCCAGATCGCCGTGGCTCGCCTCTTCGGATCGGCTTGCCTTGTACGTGACCTGCAGCCCGCTGGGCGTGATCGTTTTCTTGATCGCCATGAACGCGGCGGCGAGATCCTTCCAGCCCGTGTCGAACTCGAGCCGGCCTTTGCGGATCACGTTCTGCGCCTTCATCACGAGCGCGGTCTTGATCTCGACCGAGTAGTGGAACGGCGTCGCGGCCGGGAAAAACTTCGCGACGAGCTGATAGACGCCCTGCCCGATCCCGGTCGTGTCGATGCCGATGTAGGTCACGCGGTAGCGCCTGGTCAACGCCTCGATCTGTGCGGCTTGGGCTTCGAAGTCGAGGCCGTGCCACTGGAACCGCTCGAGCACGCGGAACTTCCCGCCGGGATACTTCGGCGGTGCCAGGACCACGCAGCCCGCACTGTCGCCCGTGTGGGACGGGTCGTAACCGATCCACACCTCTTCGTCCCCAAACGGGCGCAGGTACAGCGGCTTGAAGTCGTCCCACACCTCCCACGTGTCGACCATGCACGTCTGCAACGTCGCGAGCGGGAAGACCGACAGCGAATCGTCAATGAACTGGCACAGCAGCAGGTTCGCGTATTCGTCCGCGCTGTATTCGAGCTTCAGGCGCTCGAGGTCGAACAGGTTGCAGCCGCCGCGCACGGCGTCCTCGACGGTCACGATCTGCCGATACTGGCCGTCCGCGCACGCGCGGCCGGCCGCGAGCGCGGCGTTCGAGATGTCGATCGAAACACGCTGATCTTTCGGTCGGCCGCGGTTAAACAGCGCACCGGACCAGAACGGGTACGCGTCGTGCGCGAGGCTCGACGGTGTCGAGAAATATGTCTGTCGCCACTGCGAATGAATCGCCATGCCGGACGCAACCTTGCGCAGGTCCTGGAAGCGCGGAACCCAGAAGTACTCGTCGAAATACAGGTTGCCGTGATAGCTCTGTGCCGTGCGCGCATTGGTGCCGAGGAAGTACAACGTCGCGCCGTTCGGCAGCACCATCGGATCGCCCTTCAGCTCGACGCCGACTGCGTCTTTCGCGAACTGGACGATGTACTGACGGAACACGTGCGCCTGCGCCTTACTGGCCGACAGGAAGATCTGGTTGCGCCCCGTGTTCAGCGCGTCGAGCAGCGCTTCGCGCGCGAAGTACCAGGTTGCCCCGATCTGCCGGCTCTTCAGGATGTTGCGAATCCGCTCTTTGAAGCCTGCCCGATACCAGGTGCGCTGATAGTCGAAGATCGATTCGAGAAACGCATCGTTCAACTTCTCGATCTGCTCTTCGCTGAACGCGTTGCGGTCGTCCGAGCTGCGCGATCGGCGCGTGCCGCCACCGCCCCCGGATTCGCTCACCTTTGCATCATTCGCTGGTCGCGATCGCAACCGGTCGAGCTGACGCGTCAACAGGTCGATCTCCTTGAAGTCGCGCCCTTCCTTCGCCTCCTTCGTGACGAGCTTTATCAGCTGCGCCTCGATCGTCATGTTGACGCGATCGACCGGCTCAGTCTCGTCCCATCCATCGCGCTTTTTCCAGCTATAGAGCGTGGCCGGCTTCACGCCGAGCATCTCGGCGATGCGCGCGATGCGATACCCCTGCCAGTACAGGTCGCGTGCGCGTCGACGTGGATCAACGTCGGATGAATCAATGGGAAGTGCAGTCATGCAGCAAGGCTACCGACGCGCGCGCGTAGGCCCTACTGCATACGGTTGTATCGGTTGCGCGCACAACCAACATACGTTGCGACTCCCGTTCGAACTGCCGAAACTGGAATCCCTGAACACAGCCCCCTCTCAGCGGATTCGCACATGGCACAGGACGCAAAGAAGACGAAGTTTTTCCGGATCGCGACCGAAGGCGCGACGACGGACGGCCGCACGATCGATCGCGCGATGCTCGAACAGATGGCGAGCAGCTACGACCCGAAAACGTACGGCGCACGCATCAACATGGAACACATTCGCGGCTACACCCCGGATAGCACGTTCCGCGCGTATGGCGACGTGATCGCGCTCAAAGCAGAAGAGCAGGACGGAAAGATGCGCCTGCTCGCGCAACTGTCGCCGACCAAAGACCTGGTCGCGCTGACCACCGAGCAGCGGCAGAAGGTCTACACGTCGATGGAAGTCGATCCCGATTTCGCCGGCACGGGAGAGGCGTACCTAGTCGGTCTCGCCGTCACCGACAACCCGGCAAGCCTCGGCACGGAAATGTTGCAGTTCAGTGCGAAGCACAAAGCGTACGACGCACGGAAGCAGCGCCCGGAAAACCTCTTCAGCGCCGCCATCGAAGCCGACATCGAGATCGAAGACGAGGACGCACCGCCGCGTACCGGTGATGCCGGCAAGTCACTGTTCTCGAAGGTACGCGGCCTGCTGAACCGCAAGGAAGCAACCGACGACCAGCGCTTTTCCGACCTTTCGCAATCGGTCGTCGCGCTCGCAGAGAGCCAGAGCCAGGTGCTCGAGCAGCTCGAGAAATTCAACACGAACGTTGACGAGCTGAAGCGCGCGCAGAAGGACGGCGAGAAGCGACACAGCGAGCTGGTCCAGAAGCTTTCGCGCACCGACAGCAGCCCGCAACAGCGGCCGACGTCGACGGGCAGCGACAACGGGGCGCAGACCGACTGCTAACCCGCCCTCATCCCATTTCCCCTAGACGGAGAACCCATGCGGAACACTACCCGCGAGCAGTACAACCGGTATCTGGCTCGCATCCAGGAACTGAACGGCATCAGCGATGCCACGAAGAAGTTTTCGGTCGCGCCGAGCGTGCAGCAAACGCTCGAAACCAAGATTCAGGAATCGAGCGCATTCCTCGGCCGGATCAACATCCACGGCGTCGAGGAAATGGAGGGCGAGAAGATCGGCCTCGGCGTATCCGGCCCGATCGCGAGCCGCACCGATACGACCAAGCGAGCGCGTGAAACGCGCGACGTCTCGGCACTCGACAGCCAGAAGTATCGTTGCGAGAAGACGAACTACGACACGCACATCCGCTATCAGCAGCTCGACGCGTGGGCGAAGTTCCCGGACTTCCAGGCGCGTCTGCGCGATTCCATCATCGTGCGTCAGGCACTCGATCGCATCATGATCGGCTGGAACGGCGTGAAGGTTGCGGACGATACCGATCTCGCCACGAACCCGCTGCTGCAGGACGTGAACATCGGCTGGCTGCAGCAGTACCGCAACAATGCGAAGCAACGCGTTTTCTCGGGCGTGAAGATCGGCAAGGGCGAGGAATTCAAGAATCTCGACGCTGTCGTTTCGCTCGCGCGCAACGAGTTCCTCGACCCGTGGTACGCCGAAGACCCGAACCTCGTCGTGATCTGCGGCCGCGAGCTGCTCCAGGACAAGTATTTCCCGCTCATCAACCAGGCGCAACCGTCGACCGAAACGCTCGCTACTGACATCGTCGTCTCGCAGAAGCGCGTCGGCAACCTGCCGGCCGTCAGCGTGCCGTACTTCCCGCCCCATGCGCTGATGGTCACGCGCCTGGACAACCTGTCGATCTACTGGCAAACCAGCGCGCGCCGGCGCTCGCTGAAGGAAGTGCCCGAGCGCGATCGCATCGAGAACTATGAAAGCTCGAACGATGCGTACGTGATCGAGCAGTACGGCGCCGGCTGCGTGGTCGAGGACATCCAGTTCGCCGACGCGGCCCCGGCCGCTCCGCAGGGTGGCGCATGACGAACCCGTTCCGCCAACACTTCCAGCGCACCGTCGCGGCCACGGCCGCGCGCGGCACGCCGGCGAGTGTCGGCGGGCTGCGCGACGACTCGGCATATACGCTGATGCTCGCGCAGCTCGACGAACACCGCCGCGCGCTGAAGGCCGTCGAGTCGCTCGAGCGCAAAGCGGACCTGAAGCGTCAGTTTCTGCCCGCATACGACGCATGGGTCGCGGGTGCGCTCGAAGGCGCGGCCGGCGCGCAGGACGACGTGCTGATGACGATCATGGTCTGGCGCGTGGACGTCGGCGACTACCAGGGTGCGCTCGAGATCGGTGCGTACGCGCTGCGGCACGCTCTGCCGCTGCCCGACCAGTACAAGCGCAGCACGCCGTGTCTGCTCGTCGAGGAATTCGCCGAGGCCGCGTTGCGCGCCCATCGCGCCGGCGATGCGATCCAGGTCGAACCGCTCGTCGAGATCGACCAGCTCACGGCAACGGCCGACATGCCCGACGAAGTTCGCGCAAAGCTGCACAAGGCGATCGGCTACGGCCTCTCTGCTTCCGCTCCCGCGCGCGCACTCGACCATCTACGCCGCGCGCTGCAGCTCTTCGCGAACGTAGGCGTGAAGAAGGACATCGAGCGGCTCGAGCGCGAGCTGAAGAATTCCGCCAACGGGGGCCAGTCCGGCCCCGGTAGCTGACACCGAGCGTACCCCGCGCACCAGGCGGCACGGGGCCGTAGCCGGCACTGTCCGCGCGAAAGCCCCGTCCACCGCCTCACCCTCTCAAGCTGACGAACCCGACCATGTCCTTTGTCTCGACCCCGCCGCTACCGCGTGCGCCGGCGGATGCGGAACCCGCAAAGCCGATCAAGAACGACCCGTTCTATCCGGATGTGTCGCTCGAGCACGCGCGCGACACGATGCGCCTCGACGGGTCGATCACCGACGCCCGTCTGCGGCACGAGCTGCTCGCCGCGATCGCCGAGGTAAACGACGAGCTGCGCAGCGCACGCGCGGCGTGGCGCGATGCCGGCATCACTTGCCTGGCCGACGCGCCGGCCGACCAGCTCGACGGCGAAAGCGTACGGCTGCAGCACTACCGGCGCGCGGTGTATTGCCTGGCGAAGGCGACGCTCATCGAGCGGTACCGCGACTACGACACGACAGGCGACGGCACACGCCGCGCAGACGAGCTCGAGCCCCAGGGCGACGAGCTGCGCCGTGATGCCCGCTGGGCCATCAGCGACATCATCGGCCGCCCTCGCGTGACGGTGGAGCTGATCTGATGGAAGTGCGGGCGCTCCAGGGGGAAACCATCGACGCGCTGTGCTGGCGCGTCCTCGGCCGCACGCGCGGCGTCGTCGAAGCGGTGCTCGACCTCAACCGGGACCTGGCGCAGTACGGCCCGATCCTGCCTCACGGGCTGCTCGTCGAGCTGCCCGACGAAGTACCGCAAGCGGCGCAATCCGGCGCCGAGCGGCTCCAGTTATGGGACTGAGAATGGCTGAACCTATTTCCACGTCGTCCGCGACGGTCGCGGCGCTCGGCGTCGCCACGCTGTCGCTGTTTCCCGGCGTCGACGCCAACGTCGTCATGGGCGCGTTCGCCGGCTCGCTGCTGTTCGTGATGACAGCCGCTGACCCGTCGATTCCGAAGCGCATCGCGTTCTTCGTGATCTCGTTCGTCGCCGGCTGCCTCACGGCCGAGCTATTCGCCGCCGCGCTCGACGCCGTGCTGCCGGCCCGCGTCGAGGTACACGCCGGCATCGGCGCGCTGATCGCATCCGCGCTCGTCGTGAAACTGCTGCTGTGGCTGATCGCCCAGGCCGATGCGCCCGATCGGCTGCTGAATGTGTTCAAGGGGAGGGAAAAGTAATGATCACGACCGTCTACGTGCTGCTGTGCGCGGCGCTCGCGCTGCGCCTCGTGACCTTCCGCCGTGGCACGAGCGCCCACCGGCCGCTCGCGGCATGTCTGGCGTACACGATCGCGGTCGCCGCCGGCGCCGCGCCGATCCGCGCCGCGTTCGGCATGCTGCCGCCGGCGAATCTTGCCGACACGGTGCTGGTCGGCGTCCTGTGCCTCGCCGTGTACGGCGTTCGCGGCAACGTCGTCGAGCTGTTCCACCGTGGCAACCCGCGCGATTCCGTGATCGCGCGCGTGCTGCAATTCAAGGTATGGGGGCGCCATGTATAAGACCCTGCGCCTCGGCGATCGCGGCGCCGACGTCAGCTACCTGCAGCGCCAGCTCATCGCCGCCGGCGCGCGCCTCGACACCGACGCAATCTATGGCAGCGCAACCCGTAACGCCGTGGTGGCGTTCCAGGCCACGCACGGGCTGGTCGCAGACGGCATCGCCGGCCCGAAGACCTGGTCGACGCTCTCGGCCGGCCGGCGCGATCCGCGTCACCTCACCGACACCGACCTGCAGCACGCGGCTGATCGGCTGCAGGTTGATATCGCGGCCGTGCGTGCTGTCAATGAGGTGGAATCGAAAGGCGCCGGGTTCCTGCCTGACGGCCGGCCCGTGATCCTGTACGAGCGGCACATCATGTATCGCCAGCTCGCGGCGGCCGGCCTGGACGCGGACGCGCTGGCGGCGAAATATCCGGCCTTGGTCAATCCGAAGCGCGGCGGCTACGCCGGCGACGCGGCGGAATATGCGCGCCTGGCGAGCGCGTCGCAAATTTCGGCCGCATGCGCGCTCGAAGCGACGAGTTGGGGTGCGTTTCAAATCATGGGCTTCCACTGGAAGGCGCTCGGCTATCCGGACGTGTTCGCATTCGTCGACGCGATGAAGGTCAGCGAGGCCGAGCAGCTCGAGGCATTCGTCCGCTTCGTCCTGGCGGACAAGGTAATGCTCGCCGCGCTGCGCGGTAAGAAGTGGGCGAAGTTCGCCGAGCTGTACAACGGCAAGGCTTACGCAGAGCACCTGTACGACGTGAAGCTCGAACGGGCCTTCGATCGCTACAGCCGGGCGGCCGCGTGACGACCGGCGCCCGTATCTTCGTCGCCGGCGTGATCGCGCTCGCCGTAGCTGCCGTCGTCATCGCAATCCAGCATGCGCGCCTGGTCGACGCCGGCCAGCGCGTCGACGATCTCGCGCGCGACGTGCGCGATCGGACGGCCGAGCGCGACGCGGCACGCCGCGACGTGAAGGTCGTCACGCAGTACGTCGACCGTGTTCAGGTCGTCCGTGAGAAGGGCGACACCATCATCAAGGAGGTTCCCGTCTATGTGGACCGCGAAGCGGATCGCGCCTGCGTTGTTCCTGTTGGGTTTGTGCGCGTGCACGACGGCGCCGCCGCCAACGTGCCGGTGGGCGATCCCGGAAGCGCTGATGCGGCCCCCTCGGGCATTGCGCTCTCTGCCGTCGCCGCAACCGTCGCCGGCAACTACACCACCTGTCACGAAAACGCCGAGCAACTAATCGCGCTGCAGGCCCGGGTACGCGACACGGAAGAACCGGCGCCATGAACAAGCCCAACAGCCTGCGCGCGGCGCTTACTGCCGCCCTGCCCGAGTTCGCGCGCGATCCCGACCGGCTGCACATCTTCATCGAACACGGGTCGATTGCCGTCACCGCCGCGAAGTCGCTGTCGTTCGAATATGCGTACACGCTCGACATTGTCGTGACGGACTACGCCGGCCATTCGGATCACCTCATGGTGCCGATCATCGCCTGGCTGAAGATCCACCAGCCCGAGCTGCTGCTCAACCGCGACCTTTGCCGCGACGGGTTCAAGTTCCAGGCCGAGCTGCTCGACAATGGCAAATCCGACGTCGAGATCCTGTTGAAGCTGACCGAGCGCGTCGGCGTGGTCGAGCAGCCGGGCGGCTATGAGATTCGCCACTTCGGCGAGCCACCGATCGCGGGGACCTGATGGTTGATCGCCTATCCCGTGCCGAAGACTGGGCGTCCGGCCTACTCGGCCAGCTTACGGCCGCGCAGCGCGTAGCGCTGGCGAAAGGGCTGGCCGCCGAACTGCGCCGACGCCATTCACGGCGCATCGCCGAAGCCCGCAACCCCGACGGCAGCCGGTACGCACCGCGCAAGCCACAGGCGCGACGAAAGAAGGGCCGCATCCGCCGCGCGATGTTCGCGAAGCTGCGCACCGCGCGCTTCCTCAAAACCGCGTCGACCGCCGACGCGTCCGTGCTGCATTTCACGCGCCAGGTCGAGCGCATTGCGCGCGTCCACCAGGAGGGTCTGCGCGATCGAGTCGAACGCAACGGGCCGATCGTCCAGTATCCGGCGCGCGAGCTGCTCGGCCTCGCCGATGCCGACGTCGACCGGATCGCGGACGTCGTTCTTGATTTTCTGTCGCGATAGGGCGACGTGCTATCAGAGCCAGCCGAGCTCCCGCATTGCCTCGTCGATCACGGCTTCCCATTTCGGAGGGCAGGGCTTTCGTCGCTCGCCTGTACGCCGGGAAATCACCCGCAGTCCGTTCTCGCACTTTCGATGAGCAATCCAGCACGACTGCATGACCCGCCCGTGCGACGCTCGCACAAGCGCCTGTAGATCCTTGTTGGTCTTTCTTTTCATGGTGTTCTCCGTTGAACGTGCGTAAATCGTAGTCACCCCAACGAGAGGACGGCAAGCACAAAAGTGTTGCTCTTAGTCGATCGATACATCGATCACAGGGCCACGTCAGGCGAACCGACAACATCCCGTTTTCCACCCAATCCCTCATCCCTTTTCGCGGTAGCGCGACGCACGGCCGGCTTTGCGTTGTTGCCCGGTCCTGTACAACCTCCAACGCGTGACCCTCTCCCGCGCGCGCGGCATCCTCGATGCATGGATGATTTTGCTGACCTGAATCGCCGCATCGAGAGCCTGCTTCGCGAAGGCACCGTGATCGAAGTCGACCACGGCGCACGCCGCGTACGTGCGGAATCTGGCGGCCTGCAAACAGACTGGATTCGCTGGCTCGCGCAGCGCACGGGTGACAGTATCGAGTGGGACCCGCCGTCGATCGGCGAGCCGGGTCTGCTCCTTTGCCCGTCCGGCGAGCCGACGACGGGCCTCTTCCTGCCCGGCGTTTATTGCGACGAACACGACGCCCCGACCTCGAATCCGAACGAACACCTCCGGGCCTATCGGGACGGCGCCCGCATCGCGTACGACTTCGCAGCGCACGCGCTGACGGCCACGCTGCCGGCCGGCGCAACTGTGCACGTCGTCGCTCCCGGCAGCGTCACGGTCGAAACCAACACCGCGACCGTCAAGGCTCAATCCGTCACGCTCGATGCCGACGATACGACCGTGACGGGCTCGCTGCTCGTGAAGGGACCGCTCACGTTCGAATCGGGCGCGACCGGCAAGGGCGGGGGCGGCGCCGGCGGTGGCGGCCCTGTGATTGAGATTCAGGGCAGCGCGCACTTCACGGGCACCGTGACTGCTGACGTCGACGTGAAGTCGCGAGGCGTCAGCCTTGTAGAGCATCCGCATCAGGCGCAGGGCGAATTCGCCAAGACTTCGAAGCCGATCGCAGGTGGCGCATGAACGGCATGAACGCACGCACCGCCCGCGCGATCGCCGGCCAGGCCCACATCGAGCAGTCCGTCGCGGATATCCTCTTTACGCCGCTCGGCACGCGCGTGATGCGGCGTGAGTACGGTTCGCTGCTGCCCGAGCTGCTCGACGGCCCGGTCAATCCCCTGATGCGCATGCGGGTGATGGCGGCGTCCGTCATGGCGCTGGCCCGATGGGAGCCGCGCATCCAGGTCAACCAGGTGGACTTCGGTAGCACGGGCATCGACGGCGGCGCTGTGCTCGAGCTGCAAGGCGAACGCACGGACGGCCCGCGCGCGGGCACCGCCTTCTCCATGCGCCTGCCGGCGACGAACGGACGAGGTGCTGCATGAGAACCACGCCGATCGATCTGTCCCAGCTCCCGGCACCGGACATCGTCGACGAACTCGACTACGAAACGATCCTGGCCGAGAAAAAGGCACGCCTGGTCTCGCTGTATCCGAAGGAACAGCAAGACGAGATCGCGGCCACGCTCGAGCTCGAATCGGAGCCGATGGTGAAGCTGCTGCAGGAAGGCGCGTACGAAAAAATGCTGCTGCTCGCGCTCGTGAACGAGAAGGCACGCGGCATCCTGCTCGCGTACGCGAAGCGCACCACGCTCGAGCACATCGGCGCCCTGTTCGACGTCGACCGTCTGCTGATCTCGCCGGGTGATCCCGATCAGGGAATCGATCCTGTCTACGAGGACGACGACAGCCTGCGCGAGCGCATCCAGCTCGCGCCGCGCGGCTTCTCGGTCGCAGGCCCTGACGACGCATACGTGTTCCATGCGCGCGCCGCTGACGGACGCGTAAAAGCGGCGACCGCCTACAGCCCGTCGCCGTGCGTGATGATCGTCACGATCCTGTCGCGTGAAGGCGACGGCACGGCGAGCCAGGAGCTGATCAACATCGTCGACAAGGCGCTCGAGAAGAAGCGGCCGCAGGCAGACGAGGTCATCGTGCAAAGCGCGAAGATCGTCCCGTACGCGATCCGCGCAACGCTGCGATTCTTCAACGGCCCGGATCGAGCGGTTGCACTTGCCGAAGCGCGGAAGAAGACGCAGCAATTCACTGACTCAATGCATCGGCCGGGTTCCGAGGTCACGTTGGACGGTCTGTACGCGTCGATGCGCGTCGCCGGCGTCCAAAAGGTGCTGCTCGACACGCCGGCCGAAGGCGTGCCGATCGCGATCGACCAGGCGCCGTACTGCACGGGGATAGAGCTGACGGACGGTGGGGTGGCCGATGAATAAGCCGGCCGTCTCCCTGCTGCCGCCGAACGCGACCGTGCTCGAGCGGCGCCTGGCCGAAGCCAACGCGGACGTGCTCGACATCCCGGTCGAAATCGACACGCTGATGGACCCCGATCGAATCCCGCTGCGCTTCCTGCCCTGGCTCGCCTGGCACATGGGCGTCGATACCTGGCGCGATGAATGGCCCGAACAGGTGAAGCGCGCGCGTGTGAAATCCGCGATCCGGATCGCTCGCAAAAAGGGCACGGCCGAGGCCGTGCGCGACGTGTGCGCGTCGTTCGGTGCGAACGTCGTGATGCGTGAGTGGTTCGAGAAAACGCCGCGAGGCGTGCCGGGCACGTTCGAGATCGTGATGACGGTTGGTACGCGTGACGGCGTGCCGGCCACCGCGCAGTACGTCAACGACATCCGCGCCGAGGTCGATCGCGCGAAGCGAGGCACCGCCCACTACACCTTCACGCAAGGCTTCAGCATGCACGGCCCGATAGGCGTCGCATGTGGCGTGCGCGCAGCCGTCTATCGCCGCCTTTCTCTCACGGACTAACGAACATGGCTGGAAACCTCATCTACATCACGGACGCCGGCCGCGCCGCACTGGTGGCACCCGGCAACACTGGGACCAACGCGCACCAGGTCACGCAGATCGGCCTCGCGACGGCGGCGTTCGTGTTCAAACCGGATATGACCGAGCTGCCGAGCGAGTTGAAGCGCATCACGACGTTCGGCGGCGATACCGTCGCCAACGACACGATCCACATCGTGATGCAGGACGATAGTGCGGACCAGTACAAGCTCTACGGGTTCGGGCTGTACCTGGACAACGGTGTGTTGTTCGGCGTCTACGTTCAGAACGATCCGATCCTCGAAAAAGCGGCGGCCTCGATGCTGCTGCTGGCCGCCGATACCGTGTTCACCTCGGTCGACGTGACGAAGCTCGTTTTCGGGGCGACGACGTTCCTGAATCCACCGGCGACGACCGAACGCAAGGGGGTCGTCGAACTGGCGACGCAGACCGAGGTCGACGACGGCGCGGACGACACGCGCGCCGTGACGCCGAAGACCGTAGCGAGCCGATATGCCGCACTCGTCGGCGCACGCTTCACCGGCGATATTGGCGCGCCGAACTACATCGTCTCCGGCCGCGGTGCGATCAACCGATGGCGGATCGGCAAATCCGATACTGACGATTTCGCGCTCAACGCTTTCGACGACGACGGTGTCACGCAGCGGCGCGTCGTGGAAATCGCGCGTGCCTCCCAGGTCGTCAACTTCGCGAAGCGGCCGGCGTGGGCCGGCGCGACGCCGTGGGACAGCGCGAACGTCACGCCCCTCGACAAGAACGTCGGCGGTCAGGTCAATGGAACCGTGACTCTGTATGGCGCGGGCGACTACGGGTCGCAACTCGTCTTCAACTCGAACGGGTACACACCGCGGATTCAGGTGCAGGCGTCGGCGGCGAAATGGATGGTCACGAACGGCGCGAATACGGCCGCGAACCTGGCAGTCAACGATGCCGGCACGGTTACGGCACGCGGCGAACTGCAGGCCGGTGGCGGTACGGCAGTGGTCGCCCCCGATGGAAACCTGTCCGGGAGCCTATGGGGCGGATGGCTGTCGAATTTCCTGCCGAACAACTACGTGAACCGCGCTGGCTCATCAATGTCGGGTCGCCTGACGCTTGCGCGGGATGGATGGGATGCGGATCTTGGCTTACGTGCGGCCGATAACGTACAGGCATACCTGCGCGCGCGGCGAACTGGCGGCTTGGAACTCATCAACAACGCGTACAACGCCGTCACATGGTCTGTAGACGACTGGGGCACGATGTACATGCGCGGCCAACAGATCCTCAACACGGACGGCAATCTGTTCTGCTCGTATCGCGGCGCGTGGATGAGCGACATCCTCAACGACCTGTACAACCGCGACAACACGAAGGCCAACGCCGGCGCGCGCGTGCAGTGGGATTCCGGCGTGAACAACTTCGGCACGGTCGAGCGGCTCAACGGTGCACTGCCGGCGCCGTGGGTCGTCTGTGGCCTGAGCGGTCCGGGCAACGGTACGGCCAACGCAATCACTGTCTACGGCGTAGTTTTGAGGAACCAATGACGAACGCGAACACCATGCTCAACGTCGAGCAGGCGGCCTTCATTCTGGCGAAGAAATTCCCGAATCTCGTGCGCTGCCAGGACTATTGGGTCGCGCACCCGGTGCACGAACGGACGCTCGAGCAGACAAAGACGGCGTGGGTGCCGATCTGGCGGCCGGCCGATATTCCGCAGCCGACACCGGCCGACCTGCTCGCATGGTGGCCGGAGTTCGAAGCGCAATACGCACTCGTTGAAGCTTCGGAGAAGGTTCGCCGACAGCGCGACACGCTGCTCGCCGAGGTCGACCCGCTGGTCGAGCGCGCCGCGGACGCCGGCGACACCGATCGAGAATCCGCACTTCGTCGCTATCGCGCTGCGCTGCGCGACGTGCCGCAGCAGGCCGGCTTTCCGCTCGAAGTCGTCTGGCCGCAGTTGCCCGCATAGTCGCGCAGCCCTGTGCCACCACAAACCGTAGTCCCGTTTCATTTTTTCAGGAACTGAATATGGCAATCAAGAAAGCACTCGTTCTCGAATCGACAGGCGCGCAGGCGTCCTATCACGTGGTCAGCAACGTCGCGATCGACGCGGCGTCGAAGTTCACGAGCGGGACGATCCAGAGCTACGTATCGGAAGCGACGTTCAAGGCGGGGAAACTGCCGCTGCAGGGCGGCGTCACGATTTTCGTGTCGGGCATGCCGGAAGCCGACGAGGGGGCGTTCGCGTATATCCAGCGGCGACTGGTGGAACCGAAGCCCGAAGGTAGCGCGCCAAATGCGGACGGGTCGATGATGTACGGCTCGACCGACCGCTACATGCTCGCCGGCGGCGAATACGTCGCGTAACGCGACATAGGAAGGAAAGGACGCGGCGACGTGCGCGATGCAGCAACATCGTGCACGCCCCGCACCAGCAGAGCACGCCTGCAGGATTGGCCAGGGCCGCGACACCTCTCGAGAGGCGCCGGCATCCTAGCACAGGCAGGAATCACACCATGCAGGACATCCGATGCGGAAGCTGTAACCGCAAACTCGGTGCCGGCGAATACGTCCGGCTCACCATCAAATGCCCGCGTTGCGGCGCAATGAATATCCTGAGGGCCACGAGCCCCTTACCCGCAGGCCACCGAGCCTCCGATACAAGGGATTCGCTCCATGCAACACACTCTCTCCGCTGATCTGATCAACCGCGTGCACCAAGCCGACGCTCTGAGCGTCATGCGTGCGTTGCCCGATGCGTGCGTCGACCTGGTCTTCACCGATCCGCCCTACTCGTCCGGCGGCACCACGAGCGCTTCGCGCAGCCAGGCGCCGTCGAGCAAGTACATCGGCGGCGACGTGAAGACGGTCTATCCTGAATTCCAGCACGACAGCAAGGACCAGCGCTCCTGGACGTTCTGGTGCATGACCTGGCTCGCGGAAGCCTATCGCGTCTGCCGTAACGAAGCGCACCTGGCCTGCTTCGTTGACTGGCGCCAGTTGCCGAGCCTCACCGATGCGATACAGGCCGCCGGCTTCACCTGGCGCGGCGTCGCCGTGTGGGACAAGACGAGCGGTCGCACGCGGCCGCGCATGGGCGGCTTCGCGCAGCAGACTGAATTCCTGGTCTGGGCGACCAAGGGCGCCGTGCGCCGCGCCGACGTGTATCTGCCTGGCGTGTTCTCCGAGCGCCTCGCGCATCCGAAGCGCCACATGACCGAGAAGCCGGCGCGGCTCGCGCGCGACGTCGTGCGCCTGGCGCCGGCAGGCGGCGTCGTCCTGGACCCGTTCGCTGGGTCCGGCACGTTCCTCGCCGCAGCGAAGGAGGCCGGCTTGAACTGGATCGGTTGCGAGCTCGAACCGAGCTACCACCAGGTCGCGACGGCGCGCCTCGCCGAGCTGGACGCGCTGGCCATCGCCGCATAGCACCACTCTGTAGCGGCTTCGGTTGTGCCCGGCCGCTGCACAACCTCCCGCGCGTGATCTCCGCGCGCGCGGAAGGCAATCTTTCGGAAGGCTCACTTCCGGGAGAAAAGCTTGCCTTCTGATTACCACCACGGCGTACGCGTCATTGAGATCAACGACGGTACGCGCCCCATCCGCACGGTCAGCACGGCCGTGATTGGCATGGTCTGTACCGGCGATGACGCCGATGCCACCACCTTCCCCGAGAACCGTCCCTTCCTCATCACGGACGTGCGGGCCGCAATCGGCCGCGCCGGCACGAAGGGCACGCTCGCGCGTTCGCTCGACGCGATCGCTGCGCAGACCTCGCCGCTGATCGTCGGCGTGCGCGTGCCGACCGGCAAGGACGCGGACGAAACGACCAGCAACGTGATCGGCACGACGACCGCGGACGGCCAGTACACCGGCATGAAGGCCCTGCTCGCCGCGAATACCCGGCTCGGCGTCAAACCGCGCGTGCTCGGTTGCCCAGGTCTCGACACCCTGCCTGTCGCGACCGAGCTGGCGACGGTCGCTCAAAGGCTGCGCGGCTTCGCATACGTCAACGCGTTCGGTGCGAAGACGAAAGAAGAAGCCGTCGCCTACCGCGCGAATTTCGGTCAGCGCGAGCTGATGACGATCTGGCCGGACTTCGTGAACTGGAACACCACGACCAACGCCGAGGACATCACATGGGCCACGGCGCGCGCGCTCGGCATGCGCGCGAAGATCGACGAAGAAACCGGCTGGCACAAGACGATCTCCAACGTCGTCGTGAACGGCGTCACCGGTATCAGCCGCGACGTGTTCTGGGACCTGCAGGACCCGAACACCGACGCCGGCTACCTGAACAGCCACGACGTCACCACGCTCGTGAACGCGAATGGTTACCGTCTGTGGGGATCGCGGACCTGTTCCGAGGACAAGCTGTGGGCGTTCGAGAACTACGTGCGCAGCGCGCAGGTGATCGCCGACACGATGGCCGAGGCGCACATGTGGGCGGTCGACCAGCCGATGAGCCGCACGCTGATGCACGACATCGTCGACGGCGTAAACGCGAAGTTCCGCGCGTGGAAAACGGCCGGCTACTTGATCGATGGCCAGTGCTGGTTCGATCCGGCGTCCAACGAGAAGGATTCGCTCAAGGCCGGCCAGGGCTTCATCGACTATGACTTCTGCCCGGTTCCGCCGCTCGAAGACCTGACGTTCCGGCAGCGCATCACGGACCGCTACCTGGTCAAGTTTGCGGAAAGCATCGCCGTCTGACCGCTCGCCACTCACCATAGGAAAACACAATGGCTCTGCCATCCAAACTCAAGAATTTCAACGTGTTCGAGGACGGCGTCTCCTTCGTCGGCGAGGTGCCCGAGATCCAGTTGCCGAAGCTCACGCGCAAGATGGAGGCGTATCGCGGCGGCGGCATGAACGCTGAGGTCGACATCGACCTCGGCATGGAGAAGCTCGAGCTGGGCGTCACGATGGGCGGCTTCATGAAGGAGATGTTCAAGACATGGGGCACGTCGAAGATCGACGGCGTGTCCGTACGCTTTGCCGGCTCCTATCAACGTGACGACACCGAAGAAACCGATGCGGTCGAGGTGTACGTGCGCGGCCGCTACAAGGAGATCGACCCCGGCAAGGCGAAGGCCGGCGACAACGCCGACCAGACCGGCACGATGTCGCTGTCGTATTACCGCCTCGTCGTCAACGGCGAAACCCTGATCGAGATCGACATCCCGAACTTCGTCGAGATAGTCGGCGGCGTCGATCGCCTCGCGCAGCAGCGCCGCGCGCTCGGCCTGTAATCCCCTTTCCACTCCCCATTCAGGAAGCACACCATGCAATCGAAGCAATCCGTCGTCATCACGCTCGACACGCCGATCACGCGCGGCGAGCAGGACATCACCGCCGTCACGCTGATGAAGCCGCTCGCCGGCGCGCTGCGTGGCGTGGCGCTCACCGACGTCCTGCAGCTCGACGTGATCGCGCTGTCGAAGGTGCTGCCGCGCATCAGTGACCCCGTTCTCACCACGCAGGACGTGCTGCGCCTGGACCCGGCCGACCTGCTGCAGCTCGGTACGGAGGTGGCCGGTTTTTTGGTGCCGAACTCGTCGAAGGTGGACGCCTCCCTCGATCCGTCGACGACGTGATGGCCGACATCGCACTCGTGTTCCACTGGTCGCCTGAAGTGATGGCGGCAATGTCGCTGCCCGAGCTGATGGACTGGCGCGAACGAGCGCGTGAACGCTACGAACAGGGTGACGAATGAGCGATCGGTCTCTTCGCCTCGAGGTCGTCCTCAAGGCGCTCGACCAGGCGAGCCGGCCGATCCGCGAGATCGCCACGAAGAACCGCACGCTCGTGAAGGAGCTGCGGGACTCCCGCGCGCGCCTCAAGGAACTCAACGATACGCAGCGGCGCATCGGCGAGTTCCGCGAGATGCGCACGGGGCTCGCCAACACCGCGACAAAGCTCGCCGACGCGCAAAAGAAGGTCAAGGATCTCGCGGCATCGTTGCGCGCGTACGGGCCGCCGTCGCAACAGATGGTTGCCGAGCTGGCTAAGGCGCGGCAAGCCTCGTCGAAGCTCGGCGCCGCATTCAAGAAGCAATCCGCCAGCGTCGACGAGCTGCGCACTCGGCTGACGCGCGCCGGCGTCGACACGGGCAATCTTTCCCAGCACGAGCGCACGCTGCGCACCGACATCGCCGCGACGACTGGCGCGATTGACGCCCAATCGCGCCGGCTCGACGCGCTGAACACGCGTCAGAAGCGTATCGCGGACGCGCGCGCAAAAATGGGCGCCATGCGCGGTGCAGCGGCAGAAATGGCGATCGGCGGATACGCCGCGCGCGCGACCGGCTCGCACATCCTCAACGATCTGCGCGAACCGCTCGCAGAAGCGAAGAGGGTGCAGAACGAGCGCGGTCGCATCCAGGGGCTCGGACTGGGCGACCGTGCGACTCAGGATGCCGAGCGCTACGTGCGCGCGATGAACACGCCGGGCATTGCGGTCGCCGAGAACATGACGCTGATGCGCGACGCCATGTCCATCTTCGCGGACGAACATCACGCGCAGATGGTGATGCCGACGCTCGCGAAGATGAAGTTCGCGAACGAGGCAATGTTCGGTGCCGGCCAGGGACACGAGAACGAAGAGAAGTTCATGAACATGCTGAAGGTGATCGAGCTGCGCGGCGGCACGAAAAGCGAGGCAGCGTTCAAAGGCGAAGCGAACATGGTCCAGCAGGTGCTGACCGCGACGGGCGGACGCGTCGGCGGCGACGAGTGGCGCAACTTCATCCAGACCGGCAAGGTCGCCGCGAAACAGATGCGCCAGGACGCGTTCTATTACCAGATGGAACCGCTGATTCAGGAAATGGGCGGGCATGCGGCCGGCACCGGCGTGCAGGCCGCGTACAGCAACCTGATGCAGGGCAAAACGACCGTGCGTGCCGCGAAGCGCTTGGTCGAGCTGGGGCTCGTCAACAAGAAGGACGTCGAGTACAACACGATCGGCAACGTGAAGCGCATCAAGCCCGGCGCGTTGATTCAGGGCGACCTCTTCAACGCGTCGCCGTTCGAGTGGATGGAGAAGGTGCTGCTGCCGAAGCTCAAGGCCAAGGGCATCACGTCGGACGCGAAGATCCTGGAGGAATTCTCCACGATCATGACGAACGGCAACGGCGCGAACCTGTTCGCGACGATGTTCATGCAGCGCGAGCAGATTCACAAGAATGAAAAGCTGAACCGTGGCGCGTACGGCATCGACAAGCTGCACGAGCTGGGGCAGAGGCAAACCGAAGGGAAGGAGCTTATCGCGCTCGAGAAGGTGCGCAACCTGCGCACCGTCATCGGCGAGCAGGTGCTGCCCGTTTACAGCCGCGCGCTCGAGCTGACGACGAGCGTGCTCGAGCGGCTGCTCGGCTTCGCGAAGGAATACCCGAATTTCACGCGTGCGGTCGCGATCGGCGCGGCCGGCCTCGGCGTGCTGCTCGCCGTGCTCGGCACGTTGACGATCGCGCTCGCCGGCATCCTCGGGCCGCTGGCGATCGTGCGCTTCAGCATGTCGATGCTCGGCATTCAGGGCGGCGCCTTTGTGCGCGCCCTCGGTGCCAGCGCCGGCGCGCTGCGCGGCATTTCCCGCGCGGCGTCCGGAGCCGCCGCCGGCGTCACGGCCGCCGGCAAGGGCACCCAGTCTGCAGCCGGGCGCATCCGCACGGCGCTGTCGAGCGCATGGCAGGCGTCTTCGCCTCGCGCGGCCGCCTCGTCGTTGCGTGCCTATGTCGCGTCGCTCGCGCAGCGCGTGCCGGCCGCGTGCCAGGCCGCGAAGGCGTCGATCAAGCAATGGGGCGTATCGGCCGCGACCGCGATGAAGGATGGCGCCGGCGCCGCGCGGCAGTACACCGTCCAGGTGTGGCGCGCCGTCGCCGCGCAGGCGGCCGCGACGCGTGCGGCTGCGGCGTCGCGCTGGACCGCAGCCCGCCAGTACGTCGGCAGGCGCGGTGCGATCGGCATGGCCGGCGACGCCGCGCGCGGCGGCTTCAATCTGGTCAAGGGCGGCACGATGGGCGCGATCAACGGTGTGCGTGCGGCGCTCGGCGGCCTCGCGCAAACGCTGCTGTTCGTCGGCCGCGCCGCGCTGATGAATCCGATCGGACTGGTGATCACCGGCATCGCGCTCGCCGCGCTCCTGGTCATCAAGTATTGGGAGCCGATCAAGGCGTTTTTCTCGGGCTTCTGGCAGGGGCTGACCGAAGGCCTGCGCCCGCTCGCGCCGATCTTCAGCGGCGTGCTCGCGACGCTCGGCGCGGCGTTCGCGCCTCTGAAGCCCGTGTTCGACTGGCTGGTCGGTGCCGTAAAGAGCGCGTGGGACTGGATCACGCGCCTGTTGGGGGCCGTCGACACCAGCAAGAAAAGCCTCGACGCGGCGGCCAGCGCCGGCAAGGGGTTCGGCGCGTGGCTCGCGGATATCGTCGTTGTCGCGGCGCAGGCTGCTGCGCGCTTCGTCGACTTCGGCGCGAACCTGATGTCCGGCCTTGTCAACGGCATCAAAAGCGGCCTGGGCTCAGTGAAGGATGCGATCGAGTCGGCCGGCGGCAGCGTGATCGGCTGGTTCAAGGAAAAGCTCGGCATCCATTCGCCGAGCCGCGTGTTCGCCGCGCTCGGCGGCTTCACGATGGCGGGCCTCGAGCAGGGCCTCCGCGAGGGCCAGGACGGGCCGCTGTCGACCGTGCTCGAAGTCGGTAAGCGGATCGTTGCCGCCGGCGCTGGCATCGGCATCACGAGCGCGGCGATCGCCGGCGGCACACCGCTCACGGTCGACAACCGCCCGCCGCTCACGGTCGCGTCGGCCGCTGCCCGCGCGCCTGTCGCGCCGGCGCCGATCACGATCCAGGTGTATGCGGCGCCCGGCATGGATGAACAGGCGCTCGCGCAGAAGGTGCTGCAGGTGATGCGCCAGGAACAGGCCACGCAGGCCGCGCGCGAGCGCTCGCGACTGCGCGATCGGGATTGAAGGAGAGGTTCGCATGATGATGGCGCTCGGGCTGTTCGTGTTCAGCCTGTCGACCCTGCCCTACCAGGAGCTGAAGCGCAGGCGCGGCTGGCGCTTCGCCAGCAACAACCGCGTCGGCAAAAAGCCCGCCCGGCAGTACGTCGGCGAGGACGACGAAACCATCAGCCTGTCCGGCGTGCTGCTGCCGGAGCTGACGGGCGGCGACATGTCGCTCGCCGTCATTGAAGCGATGGCCAACCAGCACACCGCCTGGCCGCTGATCGAGGGCACCGGCCACATCTACGGCATGTTCACGATCGACAACATCGACACGACACGCACGCTGTTTTTCGACGACGGCACCGCGCGGCGCATCGAGTTCACCATTGCCCTGACGCGCAACGACGATCTCGACATGCTCGGCATCGTGACCGACGCCATCAAGGGGGCAATCTCGCTATGAACCTATCGGACATCCCCGGCGCCGACCTGGTGCAGAAGGTCGTAATCGCCGACGATCGCGTGCCGCGTGCGATCTACTCGATCACGCTCAACGGCATGAACATCACGAAGAAGTTCGACGGCCGGCTGATCTCGCTGACGCTGCAGGACAACCGCGGCTTCGAAGCGGACCAGCTCGATATCAGCCTCGACGATTCTGACGGCGCCCTCGAGATCCCGAGTCGCGGCGTCACGCTGAAGCTTGCGATCGGCTGGGCCGGGGCGGCGAACGGCCTGGTCGACAAGGGCGAATTCATGGTCGATGAGGTTCGGCACACCGGCACGCCGGACGTATTGACGATCCGCGCGCGCAGCGTCGATCTGCGCGCGGGCCTGTCGATCAAGAAGGAGCGCTCCTGGCACCGGCAGACGGTCGGCGCGATCGTGCGCGCAATCGCCAGTCAGAACAAGGTCGAGGCGCGCATCAGCAAGGCGCTCGACGAGCAGCTCGTCGACCACATCGACCAGACGGCCGAGTCGGATGCCAATCTGCTGTCGCGCCTGGCGAAGATGTTCGACGCGATCGCCACCGTGAAGAACGGGCTGCTGCTCTTCATCAAGGCCGGCGAGGCAACCACGGCGAGCGGCAAGCCATTGCCGGCCGTCACGATCACGCGCGACGTCGGCGACCGTCACGAGTTCGGCGTCGCTGATCGGGACACGTATTCCGGCGTGCAGGCGTTCTACCTGAACACGCGCACCGCGAAGAAGCAGTCGACCACCGTGAAGCGGCGCCGGCGTCGCACGACAGCGAAGAAAAAACCGATCGACAAGAGCGGCGACGTGCTGGTCGGTACGGCCGACAATGTGAAGACGTTGCGGCACACGTACGCGAACAAGGCGAACGCGACGCGCGCGGCGAAAGCAGAATGGGAGAAGTTGCAGCGCGGCGTTGCAGAGTTCAGCGTTGTGCTGGCACTCGGTCGACCCGAGCTGATGACCGAATTACCTGTAACTGTGCGCGGTTACAAACGTGTCATTGATGATTGCAACTGGATCATTGCGCGCGTTACACATTCGATCGACGGTAACGGCGGGTTTACATCGGACCTCGACCTAGAGGTCAAGGCGAGCGAGGTGCCGGAGATCGACACCTCGGAGGCGGGCTGACGTTACGTCAGTAGCATGTCGCGGATGTTCGATAGGCTCAACATCGCACTCGTCACCTGCGCGAGCAGCGCGGCTCGCTCACCGGCCGACAAGTCGCGCACTGCGCGCGCCTCGCGGTTCCCGGCTACAGTGGAGCTGGCGCGCCCACATTGGGCGGCTATCGTGGCTTCGGTACAGCGTCGGATTACCCCGTCCTCGGCTGTTGCATTTCGGAATTGCGACTCTTGCGGCTTGTTACTCACAACGGCTTCCTCTTCGGATATTTTGAGAGGCGCTACGACGTGAAACGGCATTCACGCGTGCTGTAACGCAGCCCCATTTTCGTGTTTTTTTCAGACAAATGGAATGAAGGAGAAAGCCCCGTGAAAGTTAGGGAAACGCCTAACTTTCACGGGCTTTCCCTACCTCTCGTCCCCGCCCCCGCGAAGCGCGCATTACGGCAACAACAACTACCGCTCGAATCATGGTTTCCCGGACGACTCCCCCTCGGCTCAACTGGAATCTGCTGCGCGCATACAGCGAGATCACGCGCTATCGCAGCATTTCGGAAGCGGCGCAGGCAATGCGAGTGCAGCGGCCGACCGTCAGCGAGAAAGTCTCCGCGCTCGAGCGCGTCCTCGGCCGCCCGCTCATGGAGCGCCGTTCTGGAAGTGATGGGTTTCGCCTTACCGAATTCGGAGCCCAGCTCCGTGCCGTCGTCGCGCGGTTCGATCGTGAACTCGCTGCGTTGTGCGAACTGTCTCGTGAGGAATCGACCGACCTGACAACGATCGACGTGTTGGGCGAAGTCGAAACAGCGATGGCGGCGCTCGAACGCGCCGCAGAGACACTTCGTCAGTCCTGACCTTCTGCGCTGCTTTTCCGTGACGCACGTACGCGCTTCACACGCCCCGCATCGTCCTGCGCATCGCGCAGCGCTTCGAGCGCTGCAGCGTCCAACTTCGCCGCGCGGTTCTCCGCCAGTCGCGGCAGTCGCTTCGCTGGTGCACCAGAAATCGTCATCGTGCCAGTGAGCAGGAAACCGTTGGCCGACGCCTGTATTGCGGCACGACCAACGTCGTTCAACTGGCGGAAGCTGTCGAGCAATTCAGCCTCGTCGGCCGGCAACGTCGACGATTGCGCACGACTCCCCGTGATGACGTACAGCACGTCGACACCGGCCTTCGCGAGCGCGGCCAAATAGTTCGCGTCCGGCGAACGCGCGCCGGATTCGTAGCTCAGTTGAGCCTTGTTCGACAGCCCGCCGATCGCTGCGAATTCGCCTTGGCTCAGGCCAATCCTCATGCGCTCTTCCCGTAGCCTTGCGCCAACACTCCCCATTCGTTACCCCAATGTTGTTGCATTCCCCAAATGGGGAGCCTATACTTCGCCTATCCCTAGTGAAGCACTATCGAAATTGAGTATACCCGCCATGACTACCCATAAAGGCCCGCGGCGTGCGCCGCCGGGCGTCATGTCCAGCAAGACCGTTTCGCTGCGCCTCCTTCCCGCAGAGCGTGCCGAGCTCGAGCAGCTCGGCCGCCAAGAGCGGCGCTCGCTGTCGAGCCTCGCGCGTCTCATCTACCTCGAAGGGCTCCCCCTCTATCTCGCCAAGATGTCCTCGTTCGAGGACACCACGGGCAACGTCTCCACAAGCTGAATCCGAGGTGACCACCATGTATCCGGATCCAAAACGTGTCCGCGACAACCGCCTGATGGTGCGGTTCGACGACTACGAGTACGCCCTCATCACCGCGCTCGCCAACTACCAGGGCGAGGCCGCTGCAACGCTGATTCGCCAGATGGTTTTGCGCGAGGCCGCCGAGGCTCTGATTCCAGCGTGCAATGTAGCCCACGAGCACGGCTGAAAACAGCAGCCCTAGAGCAGCCGATCCAATGCCCGAAATCGAACTCACATTCACCGAGCAAGAAGCCGAACTACTCGAACGCGTCCGACAGCAGGAAGGTCTTGCGACGATCCAGCAAGCGGCCGAATGGCTCGTGAAGCGACGACTACGCAACGGTGCGCGTCGCCTAACCGGACGAAACCGGGCTCTTTACGCCGTAACCAACAGCCGTAACTAACGCGGCAGTCTCCGACAGGAAGTCACGATGAAATTGAAGTGTCACCACTGCGGCAGCCGCGCCGTCATTCGAACCAGCCGCACGCTGTCCGCTCTCGTTCGCGAGGCGTACTGCCAGTGCACGAACATCGAATGCGCGACAACCTACAAGATTCACGTCGCGACCGTCCATACGATCGCGCCGAGCCTCAATCCGAATCCGCACGTGTATGTGCCGATCGGCAAGGTTGATCGGCTTCCGACCGATTCGCGACAGCTCCCGCTGCTCGACGCCTAAGCCCTAACCCGCTTTTTCGCTGAACACCCATCGCGCCCGCTCTGCGGGCGTGAGGGACTCCTTTTGCCTGAAATTTCTTGGAGGCCGTATGCAAACGCTGATTCCCGCACCGATAGCCGCACTCGCCCAATCGCTTTCCTACGACGAGCGCGTCGCCTACCTCACGAAGATCTCCGCTGCCGACGTACGCGCAGATGTCTTCGTCGCGTACGCCCGTGCCTTGGGCTTCGTCGTGTCGTGGGACCTGGCGCGCGGCACGCCAGTGCTCGGCTGGATGCACTGACGCGATGCGCGCGCCCCTCACCGACGTCGACCTGCGCGCGATGTGGCGCCGCCTGCGCATGGTCGGGAATTTCGACGCCCTATGTCCGGCCGCCCGGCGCGCCTTCGAATGCACGGCGAACGTATGGCGCGATCGAGAACCCGCGCCCGATTTGCCGGCCGTCGACGGGAAACGCCGCGCCGCGAACGACTTCGACTGACCCATTCGCGCCGGCCGCCGGCGCATTCACCTGGAACCACACCATGAAGCCATACGTGTTCGGCATCGGCGTGTTGCTGATGCTTTCCCTCTCTCTCACCGGCATTTACTGCCTGGCCGCCGACGTGCTGCGCCTCTTCGACGTTCGAAACGCCCGTGCGATCGCTTTCGTGATCGGCGTCGTCGCGATGGTCGTGCTGGTTGCGGCGCTTGCCTGGTCCGTCCCGCCGCGAGGGTGATGCGATGACGTCCAACGCGAAGCAAGTCTCTTTTCATATGGTCGATGTCGCCTACAGCGAAGTGCTGTTCACCATCCACCACGACGGCCGCATTACGATCGCCGACCACCTGACCGTCGACGACGCGGCACGTGAATTCTGGAATGCCGTTCGGCGTCTGAATCCGCTCACGCTGCCGTTGGTAGCTCCAAGCGATCTCACTCAGAACGACATCGACGCGCTACGCGCAGCGTTCGCTTCGGGGCGTAGCGCCAACGTCACGCGTCTGGTGCCGGACGCCGCGATGAACAACCGCGAGCAACGTATACGTCTCGTCGTCGCAAAGCTCATGTCGCACCACGGATACGCGCAGGCGAATCCAGACCAGGACGTCCTCGAGTTGCAGAGCCCGCGCGCACGTGCCTGGATTTCACTGGCCCGCGCAATCATCGACGCACTGTTTCCCGGCCAGGAGGCGTGATACGTGAACCACGAACCCACCATCCGCTACGAGCTGCTGACGACGGCCGGCTTGCGCACTGTCGCAGGCGATCACGTCGTCATCCCGAACGACGTCGGCGCCGCGTTCGGCATCCACGTCGAACCGCACCTGCGCGACGGCCATCCCGAGAAGTGGATCGTCACCCACCTCGCGTCGGGCATCCGCATCGGCCACGGCGTAACGTACGACGCAGCGCGTGCGAACGCGACAGCGAATGTCGATCGCAACCGCGACCGCCTGCGCGCGACGCTCGACCAGGCGATGACCTCGCGCTACGAGCTGCAGCACGCCGTTCAACGCCTGCAGCAGAACCATCACGACATCCTCGGAGGCGCAGCAGCATGACGCACTCAACTACCCCTCACGACGCCGCACTCGCGGCTTCCATCGCGGCGGCCGCCGACGTTCTTCGCTTCGACCATGAGCCCGGCGGCCTGCAGCGCGTCGCGGTACTCGCGTTGTTCGTCAGCGTCCTTGGCGATCGCCTGGCGCTTGCCTTCCCCGCGTCGGCCGGCGCGCTCCGCGCGCTCGTCGACAGCCCTGCGACACCCGGCAACCCTGCCGCCCTCTCCCTGCATCAACAGCAACAGCAATAACGATGGCCTCGATCGACGAACTGAAACAACGCATCGACCTGCACGACCTCGCCGATCGCCTCGGCTTGAAGCGCGGTCGCGGCGGCGACCGCGCGCTCTACCACTCGCCGCAGCACGACGACAAGAGCCCGTCCCTGTCGATCTACGTGAACCACCCGAAGCACGGCACCGGCTGGCGCGACCATAGCGCCGACGTCGGCGGCTCGTGTATCGACCTGGTCATTCACGCGCGCGGCGGCACGGTCGCCGACGCTGTGCGATACCTGCACGACGCGTACGGCATCCCGCTCGATCGCCAGGCGCCGGCCGAGCGCCGCGAGAAAACGACCGTCGAGTACATCGCCGATCGGTGCTTCGCCGAGCGCGACCACGTGCGCGAATACCTCGGCGGCCGCGGTATTTCCGCCGGCGCGATCGACGCGGCTATCGCCGCGCGCTCGCTCGGCTTCAACACGTGGACCAGCTCGAAGATCGCTGCCGGCGAAGTCGGCCACGCCGGCCCGGCCGCCGCGTTCATTGTGCGCGCGCCTGGCGACGGCCGCGTCGTTGCCGTCGACATGCGCTATGTCGATCCGGCGCTCAACGGCGGCGTCAAGACGCAGACCCAGGGTGACAAGGCCGGCTACGGCTGGACCGCCGATCCTCGCCGGCTCGACAAGGCGAAGCGCGTGTTCATCGTCGAAAGCGCGATCAACGCGCTGTCGATCGACACTTGTGCGATGCCTGGCGCCGCTGCCTTGGCGCTGCGCGGCCTGGCGAATGTCGACGGCATCGACTTCGCGTTCCTGCGTGGCAAACAGGTCGTGATCTGCTTGGACAACGACGAGCCGTTCGCAGACGGCCACCCTCGCGCCGGCCGCCGCCCTGGGCCGGAAGCTGCCTGGGCGCTCTATGAACGGTTGACGGCGCTGAACATCAGCGCCGTGCTCGTCGACCAGGCGAATTGGTTCGCCGACCTCGCGGACGGCGAGAAGGCCGTCAAGCCGATCAACGACGTAAACGACTACCTGCAACTGCGCGGCGCGGCCGATCTGCAGCGCGCGCTCGACCAGCTCGAGCCGTGGCTCATCGCCGGCCTCGCCGGCGACGCCACACGTCGCGGCCGGCCGCGCATCTTCCTGCCCTCGCACGACTTCGCGCAGTACTGGCGTTTCCGTGTCCGGCCGGACTTCACGAGCTACATCACGAAGATGGACAAGAACGAGGAAAGCGGCGTCGAAACGCCCGTCATGACGGACCTGTGCGGCTTCCGCATCGCCGGCATCAGCCGCGTGTCGGTCGCGAGCGCGACGTCGACGATGACAGGCGACGCCGACCAGGCACCGACCGTCTACTTCGCCGTGTCGGTACAGGCACCGCGCCACGGCGCGCAGCTCGTGCGCCGCGTGATGCTCGACGACCAGCTCCACAACGTCGACCAGTGGGGCAAGTTCGGCCCGATCTGGGCGCCTGCGCCGTTCAAGCGCATGGTCAACATCCTCGAGCGCGGCGCCGACCTCGGCGCACGTCAGGCGGCGAACTTCGTCGGGCTCGCGTGGCGCGACGGTCGCCTAATCGTCAACGAAGGCCCGGACTGCTACTTCACCGAAGCCGACAAGCAATGCCCGTATCACAACCTGACCTTCCCGAGCGGGCCGATCGGCGACGCGCGCCGCGTCATCGCCGCGTACCAGGCGACGTTCAAACAGAACGCCGCGACAATCCCGCTCGTGTGGGCGCTCGGCGGTCATCTGAAGGCACTGCTCGGCTTCTGGCCGCACATCACGATCCAGGCGAACAAGGGGGCCGGCAAGTCGACGCTCATCAAGCGGCTCGAGCGCTCGCTCGCGTTCACGATGTTCTCCGGGCAGTCACTGCAGACCGAGTTCCGCCTGCTGACCAGCATCAGCCACACGAGCCATCCGGTCGGGTGGGAAGAGCTGTCCGCGCGCCGGCAGGACGTGATCGACAAGGCGGTCGGGCTGTTGCAGGAGAACTACCAGTACACCGTGACACGCCGCGGCACCGACATGACCGAATACCTGCTGTGCGCGCCGGTGATGCTCGCCGGCGAGGACGTGCCGGTGCGCAGCCTGCTCGGCAAGCTCGTGCGCACGACGCTGACGGGCAAGCGCGGCCCGCTGATGCCCGACGACCTGCCGCGCTTCCCGGTTCGGCAGTGGCTCGAATTCCTCGCCGGCCTGGACAAGCGCACCGTGCACGACCACTACGCCACGCTGCGCGACAAGGCGCTGGCCAACTGTCGCGCGAGCGGCGAGGACGACGGCGCGAAGCGCATGGCCGGCAACTACGCGGCCGTCGCGCTGGCCTGGCGCTACCTGTGCGAGTTCGCCGGGATGGACCCGAGCGAAGGCGACTTCCCGCGCGACCTGCTCGCCGAAATGAACGGCCACGTCGCCGAGACGAGCGCCGACCGGGAGCCTTGGGTCTGGATCATGGAAACCGCGCTGTCGGAAATGGACTGCGGCAACTACAAGCACCCGTACACCTTCGACACCGTCGACGGCGAGTTCTGCCTGCTCATTAACACCGGGCACGTGATGGACCACATCGCCCACACAAGCGCGCTACGCGACAAATGGAACGGCCTGCCCGTGAAATCCGATCGCGTATTCAAGGCGCAGCTCAAGCACGCCGGCGTCATCGTCGGCGACAAGGAGGTCGAGCGCCGCATCTACACGCGGCGCGTGCGCTACCTCACGCCGATCTCGCTCGAACGCCTGGCCGCGTTCGGCCTGCACGTGTCCATCCGCGAAGACCTAGCCACCGACGCATTGCAAGGGAGCGCAGCATGACGCCCTCTCAGCCGATGCGGCCGCCGTGCGGCCGTACTCCTTCCCCCAATCTTTCCGGCCGCGTAGCGGCCCTGTATTCGGGTTTCCGGTGCGTGCGCCGATGCGCGCAGCAATCGGCGCACATCGTCACGCGGCCGCCGTGCTGTCCGCTTCCCCCCGTCCCCCCCGCGAGTCGAAACGGCCGGGCAACTACGCCGCCCTTGAGGGAGAGGGGCCGCGCGGACCGGTTTTTCCACAGGGAACGGGCAGGCAGCGCAGAAAACTCGGGGATTCCGGGCCTCTTCGCGCGTAAGTCATTGATTGTTGAGAAGACACCCGCCCCGTGTGGCGTCCCGTTTGCCCCTATTCAGGCTGGTTTTGCCCCTAGTCCGATTTTTGCGCCGGCCGCCGTCGCCCCTTTCTCTTCTCTCTCTAATTCATTGAAAAAGAAGAAGAAAGAATACGAAGAGAGGCAAGGAATCGACTCGAAAGCAACGCCCCGAGTCGCGCCCGTTTTGCCCTCAATTGCGGACACTGCCTATTTTTTAGGCCCCCAATTGGGAAGGGGCGCCCCGTATATTTGAGGGCAATTATGGGCATTAAATAGTCAAAAGAATCAGATAGTTAGAGTCACATTTCGCGCAATCCCCCAATCCCTCAATTGCGCTGCGTGTGGTCCTCTTCCGTAATGAAAATCACCATGCAAGAATATTCACGTCGCGGCTCGCAGCGCGGCACCGGCGCGTATCTCGGCCGACAAGAACTGCGCGAACTGACCGGCACGCCGCAACGCGCGCGCCAAATCCTGTGGCTCGCTCGACAGGGTTGGCCGCATGTCGTCGACGTGCACGGCCGCGTGCTGGTCGCACGCGCTTACCACGACAAGCAAATGGGAATCGTCGAATCTAAACAAGTGCGCGCACCGCAGGCCGCCGGTCTGACGGCGCTGAATCTCGGCGCAGTGTGATGGCTGGCAAAGCACAAACTCCAGGTGCAATTCCGCGCTTCCGTTCGCGCAAGAACGCGGACGGCTCGCTGCGCTACTACTACGATCACGGCGAGGTGGACGGGCGGCGCATTCTTGAGCCGCTCGGCACTGACCGCATCGTCGCACTCCAACGTTGGGCCGAGTTAGAAGGTGCGCGTGCGCCGTCGTCGGAAACGACGCGGCGCACGTTCGCCTTGCTCGAGCAGGCCTACCGCACACGCGAGCTGCCGCAGAAGTCTGCGGCGACGCAACGCATGTATGACCTGTTCCTCTCCAGGCTCGCTGGCGTCATCGGCGATCGCGAGCTCGACACACTCACGCCGGCCGACGTCGCCACGATCTGGCGCGCAACGGCAGAGAAACGCGGCGTCGTGACAGCGAACCGCACGAAGGCCGTGCTGTCGCTGGTCCTGAACTGCGGGCGGCTGTGGGGCATGATGACGATCGCGAACCCGTGCGCTGGCGTGCGCGGCAAGAAAGAGACAGGGCGCCAGGCCGTCCTCATCGATGACGAGCTATATGCAGCCGTCTACACGGTGGCCGACCAGCCGCTACGCAACGCGATGGACCTGGCCGATCTCTGCGCACAACGCCCTTCGGACGTCCTACGCGTGCAGCGCTCCAACATCGTGCGCGGCAACCTCATCTTCCGCACGCAGAAGACGGGCGCATTCGTTACGGTACAAATTACGGGCGATCTCGAGGCACTGATCGAGCGCTTGCTGGCCTGGCGTGGTTCGAAGGTCGACGTCTCTCCCTACCTGCTGCGCGACGAGGAAGGCTATCCGCTCACCAAGGGCAAGCTGCGGTCGCGCTTCGACAAGGCACGCGAGCGGGCCGGTATCGACAAGGCGAAGTTTCAGTTCCGCGATCTCCGCGCGCGCGGCGTGACGCACAAGACGATCGACGAAGGATTGGAGGCCGGACAGCGCCTGGCGGGTCACAGTGGACCGGGCATGACTGCGCGTTATGTGCGAGGCGCACGGCCGGTTAAACCGTCTCGCTGA